TTAAAGTCGAGAAGGGTGTCCTTAAGGGTTACTCAATCGGAATCAAGGGAGCGCGAATCGTTAAGGACGAGTCTGCTCCTAACGGTCGAATCGTTGCCGGTCAAATCGTTGAGGTGTCGCTCGTCGACCGTCCTGCGAACCCTACCGCTACCGTCGAGATTGCTAAGGCCGTCGAAGGTGGAGAGTTAGAGTTCGTCTCGAAGGGAATCGAACTCGAAGAACTTATTCCCGATACGCAACGCGGACACGGACCAACGGTTATGCAACAAGACGTAATCGTTAACGAAGACGCGTCGCACAAGGACGGAGAAGACCCTTACCCTGCCGTCAAACTTTGCCCGGCTTGTAACGGTCTCGGTGCGATGGTCGACACGAACGAGCCTTGCGCAGTCTGCGACGGTTCCGGACACGCTCCCGATATGCCAGCGCAGATTCAGGGAGTTAACGAGACTGAACACCGCGAAGACGGTAAGGCCGTCGAAGGTGAAGTCGAGAAGAAGGAGAGTCGCATTCCGGCTATTGCCGACGCTCTTAAGTCGCTTACCGAATCCGACGTAGAGAAGATGGAACACGACCCTAAGACGCTTAACGCGGTTCGTACTTCTCTTATCGAACTCATTAAGGCCGAACTCGACGAGATGGCCGCAGGGGAAGATAACGAGACTAACGACATCACTCGTCTTCTAATGGCTCTCGACTTATTCCTCTGCTGGTGGGATGGAGAAGCAGACGAGAACGAGACAGTCGAACCCTTCGCAGAGAGCGAAGTCGAACAACAAGGAGATGACTCAATGGCTTATATCGGACTAGGCGTATCTGCCGACCTGATTAAGAGCGCGACCCTCGAGGACGCGACCGACGAGATTAAGAACGAACTGCGCGTAGAGATTCGGAAGGCTCTAGGCGTAGACGAAGAGATTGCCACCTACAAGGCGATTATTGCCGAGACGGAGAAGAGCGTTACCGCGCTGAAGTCCGAACTCGACGAGATTCGCGAGATGGCAACGCCGGGCGGACCAGTCCTCCGGGCAACACAAGCGCAGACCGCTAAGTCGGCCGACGCTGAACGTTTACAAGCAGAGGCCGCACGATTCCGCGCGCTGTCCGAGCAAGTAACCGAACCGTCGTTGAAGAACGGCTATATGGCTAAGGCAATCGAAGCCGAAGCCGACGCCAAGCGTATTCTTCGCGGTTAACCCCTAACCCCTACTACCTAAAGGAATCAAAATGGCATTCGCCACTCCACAGGTTGACGAACTATTCGGCGGACTTCCTGCCGAACAACGTCTCGACCGTTTCGAGGCTTACAAGGCCGCACTCTCCGGAGCGCAGGCACGTAGCCTTCAATCATTCCGTCAAGGTTCCGCAACCTTTAACGGACAGTCCATTGTTAAGAGCGCAAGCGTAAGTGACCGTATCGGTGAACTCCGCGACGTACTTAACAAGTCAATGACCGCCGAGCAGGTGGCCGACATTACTTCCGCACTCGACCGAGTTCAGGACGTAACTAAGGCTGGCTCCGAATGGACTCTGACTAACCCACTTAACAACAGCACTTCAGGCGTTACCGGTCTCGTACCTTACGACCTCGACCCTGCCCTTGCCCTGCTCGTACCTCGCTCGTTCATCCTGCGTAACTCGACCAGCCGTATCGGTGGAATCGGTCAGGCTTACGAGTTCCGTCGTATCCTCGGTGTCTCTAACTCAAACACCGGTGGCGTTGCGAACCTCAACACGTTCTTCAACCCAACCGGCGCGACCGCAACCTTCGGTTCAGTTTCACTTAACCGTCCTGCGAAGATTAGTTACGCCGCAGACAAGATTGTCCTGTCGCACGTTAATCAGGGTGTGTCCGACCAAGTCGACCTCACCGCGCAGTTCGCTGGTCAGGGTTACACAGACCTTCGTCAACTTTCACACACGTCAGCAATCTGGGCGCATATGTTGGGCGAAGAGCGCAATATGCTTAACGGCCGTTCGACCGTCTTGTCTATCTCGGGTGCCTCGGCAACTGCGGCTAACGACACGACTGTTAGCGGAACCGGTCTGCCTGCGACCTCTTCATCTGCCGTAATCGTTACCTTCAGTTCATCTGCTGGTGAGTCACAGGCCTTCTCCGCCGGAAGCGTTACTAACGCAACCGCCGGTCAGGGTGTAAAACTGAACTCACTCGTCGGCGTTCCTTCAGGTACGTTGGCTATTAACACCTACGTAACCGTTTCAAGCGTCTTCTACAAGGGAACTACCGTTCTCTCGACCGGCGCAGTAAGTCCTTCGACCTTCGTCGTTGTGTCTGCTCTGCCTTCGACTTCAGCCGACAACGGTTCAGGTAACTCACTTGGTTACGACGGTTTCATTAGTACGTTCTCGAACGCTACTAACTCACCTGCGACTACCGCTCTTAACGCGGCACTCTCATTGAGCGAACCCGGTGCGGACTTCCAGAACGTCTTCGCCAGCCTTTACTCGAACGTAATCGCTGACCCAGATATGATTCTTACGACCGCGTCGATTCGTCGCGCGCTTGCTCGTTCGATTCAGCAGGAAGGTACTCCTACCGGCTACCGTCTGAACTACCAGACCGGCTCCGACGGAATCACTATCGGTTCAGTCGTAACCGCAATCCAGAACGAGTCGACCGGCAAAATGGTCGACGTTGTTGCTCACCCTTATATGCCAGCCGGTGTCGCTTTGGTTCACTCCAAGTCGTTGCCGTTCCCTGACTCGGGCGTAAGCGAGACCGTTCAGGCTGTAAACGTTCAGGATATGATTGTCCTCGAATGGCCACAGATTCAGTTGTCGTGGGACTTGTCGACTTACCAATACGGTACGCTCGCATTCCGCGCTCCTGCTTGGTCAGCCGCTATCACCAACATCAACAACTAAGTTGGTGTCCACTCGCTAGTACCTTAAAGGACTAGCACCGGAGGACGGTTCGTAGGTTTGCTCCCCTGACCTGCGAACCGTCCTCTTCTATTTACAAGGAGAGAACACATATGCGATTAGTCGGAAGCGACCGAGGACTTAAGCAAGTCGAGGTTAACGGCAAAGTAATCAACCGCTCGAAGGACGGAACGTTTAACGTCTCCGGGAACGACGCGTCGATTCTAAAGAAGAGCGGAGACTTCGCGGTAGCCGGGACGACGTTCCAATCCGCAAGAGGCTATCGTTGCGAGTGCGGTTTCGTATCCGTCTTCCGTAATAAGTGCGGTAAGTGTGGCTCTACGAACCTAACTCCGGAAGAAGAATAATGTCTGTTGTAGCCTCGTACAATCAAGCCGCAGGTCGAGTCGAACCGTACGTCTCTTTAGACGAGGTTAAGTTCTCCGCTACCGCGTCGGCAATCGACTTTACGAACCTTATCGAGAACGCTACGCAAGCGGTACAAGACCGCGCGCTCTCGGAGGTAATCGTTCGAGCCTCCTCGAAGGCAGATGTCTACACAATGGGACAGTACGGAACTCTTAACGCGTCGGTTAATACGGAGAACGGTCGATACCGTCCGAACCGCTACGGACAGATAATCGTTAACCCTCACTTCTCTCCGATTATCGCGGTTAACTCCTTCTCTTGCGGCTATGGCCCCGGAGTCGGATTACAGCCGGTTACGCTTACCGCAGATAACACTTCTATCGAACGTAACGAGTTCATCGTTACTTACGCGTCGAGTATCGGGCTTACTACCGGACCACTAAGTATCGCCGGTGGTAACTGGGCTCCTAACGCGCAACTCTTCGTCGAGTATTCATACACGAACGGCTGGGCTAACTCCTTTACGACCGCTACAAGTGCGGCCGGAGCGACGAGCATTACGGTTCTCGACCCGACCGGAATCTATCCCGGTATGAGTCTTACTATCTGGGACGGTATGAACGACGAGTATCGTCAGGTCGACTCTTCGTACGTTCCGGGAAGTAACACGATTGTATTTACTACTCCGCTCTCGTTTAAGCACGGTAAGGGAGTTAACGTCTCCGCTCTTCCTGCGGAAGTTAAGCAAGCGGTTATCCACTTCGTAGTCGCGATGATTAAGCAACGCGGTCAAGGCGGATTAGTTCTTAACGAGATAGGAGAGCCAACTGCGGTTACGTCTCGAGTCGAGTCATCTGCCGAAGACGAGATACAAGGTTACGACTTACTCGACGCATACCGCGCTATCTGGGGACGCGCTTAGTGTCTCGCGCTAAAGTTCGCTCCGCTATCGCCTCGTATCTCGAGAACGCGAACGTCGAGTTCCTATCGACCGTTAAGCCGTTCCCGGCGAAGTTCACTCCCGAGATGGAGTTCTATTCCGAAGACCCGGGCGCGCCTAAAGGTGTCGACTCCGGAGCGATTCTTTACCTTTACTTCGCGTCCGAACGCGAGTCTCGTATCGCTCTCGGAGGAGCGCATAGCGGTAAGAAGGAAGTTACCTACGAAGTCGTCCTCGACTGTTTCTTACGCTCTACGAAGAAGAAGTCGGAAGACGCAGGAGCGGATAACGAAGCATTCCTCGATTCGCTCGTCTCTGCGATTCGCGCAGACCGTAACGCCGGTACAACTGACGGAACTATCTTCCAATGGGGAGAAGGTTCGACTAACGGCGGAAGCGATATTGAGGTAACATCGTATTACCCGAGACAGTTAAACGGTATGGGAAGCGTGACGCAGGTCTACTCTTCCGTTCGAGTAACCGTCATAGAGATTATTAACGCTTAAGGATTCCAATGGCAAAGTTCACTTACACCGGAGACGAGGAGCGCGTCTATCCAAATATCGTCGTTAACGGAGCGGTACTCGTTGCCGAACCGGGTACTGTCTACGACCTCGACGCTGACCCTGCGGACGGACGTTGGAGTGCTGTATCATCGACGAAGACTTCGGCTCCGGCCGCAGACGCAACATCAAGCAACTAAGGACTCTAAATGGCTAACGCTTATCTCTCCGCAAATAGTTACCTCGGGCTTATCAAAGAAGCGACCCGAGGAACTCTCCCAGCGTCAGGTACTCCGTACTACATCCCGGTTACGACTCCGCAGATTACGCCTACACAGCGATTCATTCGCGACGAGTCTCTTCGCGGTTCCCCGGTTATGGTCTATGACCAAGTTCAGGGTGTACGACACGACGAGTTTGACTTTAAGACGTACTTGTTTGCCGATACCTTCGGAGTCCTTATGGCCTCTATCCTCGGAGGAACCGACACCGTTACCGCTACCGGCGCAAGCCAGAGCCACTCGATTCCTTTGCTTAACAACGTCGCTGTAGGTTCACAGCCACCTTCGTATTCGATACTCGACTTCGACGGCGCGAACTACTACACGACTACCGGTTCACAGGCCGGAGATATCTCGATTACCTTCGGAGCAGATACAGCCGCAGACGCGACCGTTAAGTTCTTTGCTAATCCGTTTACCTCTTACACCTCCGCTCCGGCTCCGTTTACTTCGCTCTCTATCTCGAACGAACATATGATTCCTGCGTGGGACACGTCGATTACTATCGCCGGAACTACCTACACGAATATTCAGTCGGGCGAACTAAAGATTGACCGTAAGACGCAACCTATCTTCACTATGGGTACGCAGGCTCCTCTTTATAACTTCGCCGGTCCAATCGACGTAACCGGTAAGTTCACCGCAGTAGTTAACTCGACCTCGGACGTATTCAGTACCGGAACTAGCGCGACCGCTCTTACGCGCTCACCACAGGCTCTCGTTATTACTCTTACTGACCCTAACGACATTACGAACTCCATTAATCACTCGGTTAAGTTCCAGATGTCGAGCGTTCAGTTCCAAGACGTTAAGCGTCTTCGTGGCAAAGAGTTTACGGAAGTAGAAGTCACCTTCACCGCTAACGCGAACACGACCGA